AAGGGTGCAGCGAAACCAAAATACGATGCGCCTAAAAATACTGGAGACATCGTATAACCGAGTACTTGTTGAGTACACTTGCGAGAGGGGCGCCGAAGCGAGAGTGGAAGCGCCCTGCTTAAATTATGAAAGATTTTGAAAAATATTTTAGCGGATTAAAAAGAGACTTTGGTTTCTGTAATGTTAAGAACGGATACCATGATCCTAAAACAAATAAACTTAAATTTGATCCAGGTGATTATGGTTGGGCCAAAAGACCTATTACAGATAAAGATTATGAAGATCATTTAAAAGGGCAAAAATCAATTGGACTACAAGCGTGTGATGACGAAAGCATGGCTAGCTTTGGTGCGATAGATGTTGATCCTGATGATTATGAAAAATTTGATTTACAAAAATATTTAAAAGTTATTGATAAAAAAAATCTACCAGTGATTCCTATTGAATCTAAAAGTGGTGGACTTCATATTTATGTATTTACAAAAGAAAAAGTACCTGCATCTTTAATTAGAGAATTCTTATCTAACTTATTATTTTTATTTGGTCTACCATCTAAGACTGAAATATTTCCAAAACAAACTGCACTTGGTAAAAATCAAAACGGTGAACGAACGTCTGGTAGTTTTATTAATCTTCCATACTTTAATGGTAATGAACGAAGAGCATATAAACCTGACGGAAGTAAAATGGATTTAGATTATTTCTTAAAAGTAATTGAGGCTAATCTACAAACAAAAGAAAGTCTACAAGAAGTTAGTAATAAAAAAATAAAAGAAGTATTGACCGGTGGACCTGAAGAGTTTGCGGATGGTCCTCCATGTTTACAGATGATTTGCAAAGAGATACAGGAATCAGGGACCAAACTAAAAGATGAAAGAGATAGATTTTTATATAACTATATGGTGTTTGCTAAAAAAAAATTTAGTGAGAATTGGGAAAAGAAAGTATTAGAAGCAGCTAGAAATTATATCTTGTACGATGAGATATGGGGTGATGGTAAAGTAGAGGAAAAAATTAAGTATTGGAAAAAAGATACAGCAGGTTTTAAATGCAATGATTTACCTATATCATCATATTGTGCGAGGGGCACATGTCTAAAAAGAAAATTTGGTATTGGTGGTCACTTTGATTCGCAGTGGCCATCAGTATCAGGTTTAATTAGAATCATGTACAAACCTGATCACGAATATTTTTTTAACGTAGAAGTAGCTGCAGATAAAATTGTACAAGTACACGCACGTAGTATAAAACAGTTTAATGAGATGAAACAAATGCGTAGTCTGATCGCGGATCACACAACAACGTATCCACCAAGTATAAAAGAAAAAGAATATCAAAACATATTAAATGGATTGTGGGCTACCATGGAGACCATTCAACCTCCTGCAGGTACAAATCCTGTAGACATGTTAAAGAAAGAATTATTTACATATGTCAACGGACCCAAAGCTAGCTCGTATGCAGCATTTAAAAGTGGATCTGTATTACATGAAGATCAACATTTTTATTTTGTGTACGATAAGTTTTACGATGAATTAAAACGTGGAGACTGGAATCAAGAGCGAGCAAGAACAGCTACAATGATTAAACAATATTTCAAAGGTGAGTTTGATTGTCAAAAAAGATTTCCAAAAGGTGATAACGAAGAATCATTTCCACCACTACGAGTTTTAAAACTTCAAAAAGAAGGTTTAGAAAAAGAGGAGATACCAGAAGAAATAATCGAAATAGAAGATAAGGAGAATATAGTATGACGAAACCACCTAAAATTTATATATCTATGCCAACGTATGATTTAATGCATGTGTCAACGTGTTTGTCGTTGGTAAAATTATTTAATAAATTTACAATTGCTAAAATGCCAGCAGAGATAGGAACATTTAAATGTCCTTACGTGGGTTATGGAAGAAACGTATTGACTGCAATGTTTTTAGAATCGGGTTTTGATTATCAATTGTTCGTAGATGCGGACATGGAATTTGAACCTGATGTTGTAGGGCGTATGATTTTAGCTAACAAAGATGCAATCTGTGTACCATACAGAAAGAAAACACAAGACCAAGTGTTAAAATTTTCTGTGGAGTTTAACGATCCTACCAATATTGAAATAGATGAAAAGGGTATTGTGGAATTAAAAGTAGGACCCGCAGGTCTAACATTAATTCATAGAAGAGTTTATGAAAAATTAATTAAAGACAATCCTAATCTTAAAATAAAACAAAAAGAAATAATATCTGAAAAAGCAAACTCATACTTTTATAATTTTTGGGACACCACTTTTACACAAGATGGAACATGGTGGGGTGAAGATGTTAATTTTTGTAACTTAATTAAAAAATCAGGTTTTAAATTTTACGGAGTAGTTGATGGACAAACAACACATTATGGATCGTATGGCTGGACTGGATCACTCAAAGATGGGTTTAAGAAAGCCAATGGAAAAGATCAATAAAATATACGGACCACCTGGCACCGGTAAAACGTTTAGATTAATTAGACGTGTAAAAGCGTACGAACGTATTGGTGTGCCTTTACATAAGATAGGTTACTTTGCATTTACTAGAAAAGCTGCGGAAGAGGCACGTAAAAGAATCAATGTGTCTGAGAAAGAAGTGCCATACTTTCAGACAATACACGCATTCTGTTATCACTTACTTGGATTAAACGAAGAGGACATCATGCAGCCTTATCATTACGAAGACCTTGGTAAAAAATTAAATATAAGAGTTTCATTTAATGATAAATACAACGAAGAAGAAACACATTTCTTGACTTGCAATAACCCATACTTTCAAATGATACAAAGATCAATAAACAAAGACATAACTATTAGACAAGAGTTTGACTTGAACGAACATGACAAAAAACAAGTTGATGATTTTGATACACTAAATCACATTTATCAAAACCTCCAAGTGTACAAAGAAAAAAATAATCTTTTTGATTTTAATGATATTGTAAAAGCAGTGTTAAACTCTGATAAAGTGCCAGTATTTAAAGCTATATTCATTGATGAGGCACAAGACTTATCACCATTGCAATGGCAACTATATGATAAATTAAAATATCATTGTGAACAAATGTATTTAGCCGGTGATGATGACCAAGCTATTTACGCGTGGGCTGGAGCTGATGTCAAAAGATTTGTAAAAGAACCTGCGAGAGAGATTGTGTTAAAACAATCTAGACGTATATCTATGGCAGTGCAAGGAGAATCAAGATATCCAATAGCAAAAATAAAAGGAGTTAGAAAAATAAAACATTACAGACCAAGGAACCATGTGGGTGAGTCACAATATATATCTGATCTCAACCAGGTTGATTTAACTCAAGGTAAATGGCTAATACTTACAAGAACCAAAAGCAACCTGCTGGATATTATGAAAGATCTTAAACGTAAAAATTTTTATTATCAAAGTAACAAAGGTAAAAGTTTTAAAGTTGGTATGTATGAAGCTGCAGTGGCTTACACTAAATGGACAATGGATGAATTGTTGGATGAGAAAGAAATAAGTGCAATAAAAGAATTTATACCTACGGGTAACTGGGATCCTAAAGTTCCATGGTATGATAAGTTTGTGGCAGATCAAAAAGAAATTTTATATTTAAGAAATTTAATTGCATCGAAAGAAAATTTAAAAGAGAAAGCAAGAATATGGTTGTCAACTATTCATGCAATAAAAGGTGGTGAAGAAGATAATGTAATTTTATCTTTGCACCAAGGTCGTACTGTACAACAAGGAATTAAATCAAGTGTTGACAAACAAGATGAAGAGCATAGAGTGTGGTATGTTGGAGTTACGAGAGCAAGAAATAATCTATACAAACTGAGAGCAAAAAAGAAATTAAGGGAGTATCAACTATGACGGATAAAAATATATTAGACGAGGCGTTTCCACAATACACTCAGGTGGGAGGAAATCACTACACCAAGTTTCCCATTCAACCTTATGAGTTTATTTCTAAAAACGATCTGTCGTTTTTTCAAGGCAACGTTGTTAAATACGTTTGCAGATATCAGAGAAAAGGAGGCGCAGAAGATATTAAAAAAATAATACACTATTGTCAGTTAGAGTTATTAAAGATGAAAGATTTACAAAATAAAAAATGATTAACAACATTAAAGATCACATAATTGTAAAAGATAACTTCTTTAATGATGAGGTTTATAAAGAAATAATTAAAGATATTTCTACTTTAAAATTTAAAAACAGATCTATTGATGCTGCAATTCACGGAAATAAAAGTGCTTATCAAAAAATATATTTTCAAGTGCCTTTAAATCACGATCATTTTGCCGTGCAAGAAGTAAATAAACTTTTAAATAATTATGGATTTGATTTAATCAGCTCACCTTTAGATCATGCTTATCTTTTAAGCACTAAACATGAAGAAGCTACTCCACACTACGATGACAAAGATTTAAATTGTTTAGTATATCTTAAAGGTAATGAAATAATAAATAGTGGCACAGGGTTTTATGACAAGAAAAAAGAAGACTACGTATTGAATAGACATATAGGTTTTAAAGAAAATAGAGCTATAATATTTGATTCTAAAATATTTCATGCTTCTCTTCAGTTTAATGAAGGGGCCGGTGTAAGATATGTCATGGTAAATTTTTTTAATTATAGAGGAAATGTATTATGATACTGCCTCAAACAGAATGGGTTCAACCTACAGAATATCCAGATCTTAGATCTTACGATGAGATCGCAATAGATTTAGAAACAAGAGATCCAGATTTAAAATCAAAAGGATCCGGTGCAGTAATTGGTAATGGTGAGGTTGTTGGTATAGCTGTAGCTACATATAATGATAAATGGTATTTTCCTATTGCTCACCAAGAAGGACCTAACATGGATAGAGATAAAACTTTAGAATGGTTTAAAGATATTCTTGATTGTCCAGCTACAAAAATATTTCACAACGCTATGTATGACGTATGTTGGATACGTAGTTTAGGTTTAAATATCAATGGGTTAGTGGTAGATACAATGATTGCGTGTTCATTACTAGATGAAAACAGATTTTCATACACATTAAATACTTTGTCTTGGCATTTTTTAAACGAAGGTAAAAACGAACGAGCACTAAACGAGGCTGCTAAGTCAAGAGGGTTAGATGCAAAGGCTGACATGTGGAGACTACCTGCACATGAGGTTGGAGCATACGCTGAAAAAGATGCAGAGTTAACTTTTAAACTTTGGCAACACGTAAAAAAATTATTGATTGAAAATGATTTAGAAGAAGTTTTTAATCTTGAAACGGATCTTTTTCCTTGTCTCGTTGATATGCGTTACCTAGGCGTTCGCGTAGATACTCAACGAGCTTACGAGTTGCGTAAGGAGTTAATTGGACAAGAGCAACTGTTATTGCGAGAAGTTCAACAAGAAACACAAATAGACACCCAAATATGGGCAGCAAGGTCGATTGAAAAAGTTTTTCAAAAGCTAAACCTATCTTACGAGCGTACTGCGAAATCCGGTGAACCATCGTTTACTAAAAATTTCCTTTCAAATCACGAGCATCCTATCATACAAAAGATAGCTGAAGCAAGAAAGATTAATAAAATAAACACAACATTTATTGATACAATTTTAAAACACGAACACAAAGGTAGAATACATGCAGAAATAAATCAAATTAGATCTGATGATGGAGGAACTATCACAGGTAGATTTAGTTATGCTAATCCAAACCTACAACAAATACCTGCACGTGATCCTGTGTTAGGTCCAATGATAAGAAGTTTGTTTATACCTGAACAAGGATGCAAGTGGGGTTGTTTTGATTACTCGCAACAGGAACCAAGACTTGTTGCACACTATGCACTACGTTATGGTTTACCGTCTGTAAATACAATTGCAGATTCATACGATACAGATTCATCAACAGACTTTCACAAAATAGTTGCAGAGATGGCAGAGATACCAAGATCACAAGCTAAAGTAATTAACCTTGGTTTATTTTATGGCATGGGTAAAGCTAAACTACAAGCAGAGTTAGGTGTGTCTAAATTTAAAGCAGAAGAATTATTTGAAAAATATCATTCAAGAGTTCCTTTTGTAAAACAGTTAATGAACGAAGTTATGAAAGCTGCAGCTAAGAAAGGACAAATTAAAACTTTGTTAGGTAGACGATGTCGTTTCCCTAAATACGAACCAATACTACGTGGCAGTGACTGGGGTAAATACATACCACCTGAAGACGAAGAACGTATGCAGGATCTACAAAAAATGGGACCATATTTAAAAGATGATGAGGATGAAATATTAAAAGACAAAGATGGTAATCCTAAAAAAAATTATTGGCATAATAATCCAACACGTCGGGCATTTACATACAAAGCTTTGAATAAACTTATACAAGGATCAGCAGCTGACATGACTAAAAAAGCTATGTTAGAATTGTATAAAGAAGGTATCACACCACATATACAGGTACACGATGAATTAGATATATCTGTTATTAATGATTTGGAAGCAGCTAAAATAAAAGATGTGATGGAAAACGCAGTTGACTTGAAGATACCAAATAAAGTAGACTACGAAGCTGGTCCTAACTGGGGTAGTATTAAATAATGTTTTTAATAGACACTTATTTAGATAAAAGTAAAATACATGGGATTGGAGTTTTTTCTAAAGAAAATATAAAAAAAGGTGAAAGAATAAAAGAAGTGAGACCAGAGTTTGAAATAGAATTCAACAAGGAAAATTTACCTAAGATGCCTTTATCATTAGCAAAATTTATTGACACTCATGCGTATGAAAGATGTTTGGGATCTAACACACTTGTTATGGGAATTGACAATGAAAAATATATGAATCATAGTAACGATCCAAGTGTTGATGATGATGGTATAGCTTTAAAAGATATAAAGATCGGCGACGAAATTACAATAGACTACAGAGATTTTGATGTTAATGTTAAAACATGGCTTACTTAAACGCAAACATACCACCGACTTACGCACAAATAAAAAGGGAGTATCTTTATGACCTACAAAAACATCACGGAGAAGTTGAAGACTGTATTATCTTTGGTCTATCGGCTATTACTGGAAGGAGCATACTATGGCATGCTATTATGGAAAACGGTGCAATATTTTATCGCTTACCAATTAGCGCGTTTATTCAAAAGGGATTTGACCCATCCAGAGTGCCCACAAGACGACTTGATGAATTACAGCTCTGGAATTGTTTTTCTTATTATCCTTCTGTTCACTCTTTCGATATCTTAGATGGACAAGCAGGTAAATACATAGGAAAAGATAAAAAATGGCATCACGGAAAATATTTATTTACTGTTGACTTTGGACATCCAGATAGTAACATACTTGACACCGATCATTCGGAAATCCCGCACGAACACAAGTGCGCTCACATAATTGCCTTAGATGAAGGTAATTTTGCAGCACAACCCAACAACAGATGCATATGGGATATACCGTCGTTTACGGTAAAAGACACTGTGCCTGATTGGAAAGTGCAAACTAACGCTTGGAACGTGGAAGATAGTAGTCAGTGGCGTACAGAGGATACTGATAAATTCTTTTACGAGATTGAGGAGAAAAAAAAATGAAGTGTGAAAACTGTGGAATGGGTTTTATAATAACGCCTATTAACGTAGATAAAGTATGTCCGCATTGTGGACATGCTCATGGTGATGACTACATGGAACACACTCACGATGATGGCGTAACTCACGCACATGAGGGTGGAGATGTTCCACATACACATGAGGAGGATAACATGGTAAAAAAAGTTGTAAAATGGATTTGGAATATTATTGCATGGCCATTTAAAAAAATACACAATTGGCTGAACGGATAAATTTATGGAGATAGCCAGGATGAATTATTACTTTACAGGTTTACTCATTGTAATGTTAGTTGTCCTGGCTTTCTGCGGAGGACCACATGTCCAATAAACCATTAACCATCGGAGAAGAGGCGAAAGTGCAAATGCCAATGAAGACGGTTGCTAGTTTGATCGTTATCGTTGCCCTTGGCACGATGGGTTATTTTCAAATTGTAGAACGTCTTAACATTGCAGACACTCGTATACAATTGATGGAGAAAGATCTTGAAGAGAATACAGAGTTTAGAATTAAATGGCCACGTGGACAACTAGGTTCATTGCCCGCGGATTCTGAGCAGTACATGATGATCGAGGATTTGTACAAGACCACGGACAAGTTATCTGAACACATTGAAGGAATGGCTTTAAATAAAGTAAATATAGAATTTTTAAGAAAACAAATGGATAAAGTTTTGACTGATATTGAAAAATTAAAAGATGCAAATAGGGAAATAGGTTATAAGAACGGGAGTTACTCACAATGATAGAGTCTATAGTGGCCCTTTTGATGTTTGTAAACGGAGAGATCAAGGAACACTTGGTGCAAAAAAATATGGCACATTGCCTTCGCGGGAAGCGCCACGCGGAGAGACAGTTTAGTGAATCCGTAACTTACAAATGCTACAAGGGTAAAGCAAAGATAGAGTTATACCAAGGTAGAAAATATATCCAAGCTTTGATCCTTGAATAAGAAAAAAAATCAAATGGCAAAAATGCTCCGTACACCACGCTTCAGGCAACTTGTAATTAAAAACAAAAAACGTTATAATAGAAAGAGGAATAAAAATGAATCTGAGTCGTAACTTCACGCTTCAAGAATTAATTAAATCTGATACTGCTATCCGTTTAGATATAAACAACAATCCAAACTCAGGTCAGATAGAAAAATTAAGATTACTTTGTGAAAATATTTTACAGCCGGTACGTGATCACTTTGGCAGAGTTAAGGTGACCAGCGGATTCCGTAGCGAACAACTTTGTATTAAAATAGGTAGCTCTGTAAATTCACAACATGCCAAAGCCGAGGCTGCAGACTTCGAATGTATGGGCACAGACAATGCAGAATTAGCTGATTGGATCAACCAGAATCTGGACTATGACCAGCTTATACTTGAGTTCTACGATCCAAGTGAACCAAATAGTGGGTGGATACACTGCAGCTACATACCTGAAGGTGGTAGAAAACAATTCTTACATGCCTACAAATCAGAAGGTAAAACAAAATACAAACCTGTGATTGGAAAGGCAAAAGACCTTGTCTAATAAATTAATACAAAAAGCATTTGCAAACATAGACACCGTGCACGGGCACTGTGAAGAATGTGATGAAGATTCTATTTTAGTTGCAATTGTATCTGAGTTTTACAGATGCACAAATTGTGGAGCAGACACTAGACAACATGTGAATGGTAGTATAAGATATATAAAGCTAACAGAAAGTGATAAAGCATACATAAAAGCAAATGGCCAAAAGAACATTTAAACATTTTGTACCTAGACCAAAACCTCGTAAACGTCCAAGACGTCATACAAAAAATTTAAACAAACACAAAAAAAGATCACATAAACCTTACAATCGTCAAGGCAGAACTTAATAATGTATTACACTGAGGCTATTGTCGAATTAAAAAATATTATTGATCCTGTCTTTGCAAAAAGAATAATTAATATTACAAAAGCAAGAAGTAAAAAAAATCTTAAAGTTAGAGATGG